TTCTTTAAAAAATGCTCTATTAGTGGGGTTTGATTTTTTGAATTTCTTCAAAAAAAATAATGTGCATTAAAATCATCATACCAACAAGTTATTTCTCTAACTCTACAAGGATCTCTTGTTATATCTCCCTGAAATACTGTCCAAAAAGGAAGAATATTATCTCCTAGTCTTCCTTTTTTACGTAATATTTTTTGTAAACCAGGAGTAAAGAATTTACAAGATCTTTCATGAGCATTGCCTCGTCCATTGGATCTTTTACCACCTTAAACCCAACCATCTTGTCTTTTTACCTCAACATAAATAGTTTTATTAGTTTCTAAATTATCTATGGCATAATCAGGGAAAACGCCATGTCGTGTAATTGGATTTTTAGGTATATAGATCTCAGACAGTTCCTTTTCCTTTAGCTTTAGCTAATGCTTTAGTTCAAGTTAAACAAGGTAAATTTGAATATAAAGAAATACAAGAATCACTTTATAATGAAATGGAATTTGCTATTACGGCAGTTGAAAAAAGTAAATTACCAGATAAAGTTGATATTAAATTTTGGGATAAATTTATAATTAAACAATATAAATGATTATATTATTAAGTACTATAATAAAACTTAATCCATACGGTTTTATGGTTAGCGTTATATATAGTATTATGTTTATTTATTACGTATTAACTCAAAAAGATAAAATAAAGTAACCCATACTTGACAATAAATACTATATAATAGTATAATGACAATAAGGGAAAACTACGAGCTTAATCAGCCTGCATGATTAGGCTTTTTTATTATTTAAAATATAGTTTATGAAAAATGTAGTGGTAAAACAAAGCATGATGCCAAGTGGTATATATACTGGTACACCTTGTATGATAGTAGATACTAGATTAGTAAAGACAGAAGCTGGTATAACAATGAGTGTTAGTGATATTAAAGAAGAATTAGTAAAGAAAACACAGTTCAGTGATATATTAATGATTGGAGATATTGTTAGTTTGCATGAAGTAATTATTGGTATGAATAGTTTGGGTAAAAATATATACATACAAACAGAACTTGATGATAGAATAGACTCTGTCAGAATGTTAAGGAATATTAGATTTAGATTAAATGTTACTGCTGATAATATTAATAGTAGAAATATAGTTTTATTAAAATCTTCTGATGAAATTATGTTTGATATTAGTTCATTAAATGATTACGAAGAAGCTAAAAAATTATTATTTGCAAAGAACATAAAAACTCCTGTAGTTATTTTCAGAATAGCACAAAAAACTGATTATCTTTTCATATTAAGAGAATATTTCAAAGAATTAGGTACATTTGGATTTAAATCACGAGTTTTTGTAATATAAATAAATGAATGAGAATGATCTCCCAACTTGTAAAGAGAATATAGAAGAGCGGCGTTTATATGCAGCTGGTCTTAAGAGTGCTGGATTTAGTCTGGAGACTGTTTATCAAAAGGTATGTAAAAAGGCAGAAGAAAGTGGATGGAGAATACCAAGTAAAACTACTGTAGAAAAAGATATTGTTGAATATTATAAAAGAAATAGAGCATTAACTGTTGATGATTTTGAGTACATGGAAGCTATGCGAGAATCTCATATAGCTCAAATGGAAAACACTATAGAAAAAATGTCTTTACATATTGCAGAAGTAATTGAAGAGAATAATACAGAAAAAAGTATAAAGAAAAAGAAATGGGCACCTTTTGAATATTCTGATTCTTTAGAGAAATTACATAAAATGCAAATGAATTTAGCTGAATTACAAAACTGGAATAAAGGTAAAGATAAGAATATTAATATTAATATACAACAAAATACAGTTAATGCTATTTTTGACTCAGCATCAGGAGAATTGAAAAAAATGCAGGAATATACACCAAACATTATAAATGATTTTATAAAACAAGTTGATGTTGCAATAGATAAAGTAAAAGATCAAGAATATGAAACTAAATCTGAATTAACTTCTGATGACGATGAAGCTAGTCGTAAATTTTTAGAAATTAATAATGAGGGATAAATATGAGTAGTACTCCTTTTGATAAATTACCACCAAAGATACTTGAAGCTACTAAAAAGCATCTATCTGTTATAAAAAACGAACAGGATATGCTTTATTATAAAGAATGGTTATCTAATCCAGCTAAATGGAGAGTACCGCCTGTTAGTTTTGATACTTTTTTAAATAATCCTTTATATTTAGGTTTAGGTGATAGAATCTACCCATTAATCAGACAAACTGGTAACGAGATAATTGATGGTAAATTTAAAGAAGGTGTAATTGTAGCAGGGATAGGTAGCGGTAAAACTTTTTTGACAACAACATTAGCTACTTATTTAACACATATATTACTTTGTAAACGTGACCCATATAGACAATACGGATTAGCAAAAGATAAACCCATAACTATTATGAATATGGGTATAACTGCTACACAGGCATTAGAAGTTGCGTTTGCTGGTATTAAAGGATTTGTTCAAGAAAGTCCTTGGTTTAAAAGATTCCATCCTAGTGTTATTCAGGGTAAAATAAGATTTACAGATGAGAATTTAATGTTAATTTCAGGTAACAGTAAATCAACAACACCTTTAGGATATAATGTGTTTTGTGCAATTTTAGATGAAGCTGCTTTTTATTTAGATAATGATAACCAGCAAGTAGCTAAAGATATTTATACATCATTACAGAGACGTGTTGTTTCTCGGTTTGGTAAAGATGGATTAGTTATGATGGTAAGTTCACCGAAATATGAAGATGATTTCATGATGCAGAAGATTGAAGAGGCTAAACGTAGTCCTAAAATAATATACTGGAAACAGATGCCTACTTGGAAGAGTAAACCATTAAAAAATGCTGATTTAAATAATTGTTTTTATTTTAACCATGAAGAGTCAAAGATAGTAGATGTTGATATTGTTAAAGATAAAAAAGATATAAATTTTGTTTTTAGTTCAAATTTTAGTGCAGAATATAAAATATGGCAAATACCTGGCGAATATAGAAGTGCATTTGAACAAGATCCAGATAAAGCTAAACGAGATTTTGCAGGTATGCCTAGTCGAACAGTTGAAGGATTTTTTAAACATAGGGAAGTTGTTGAGCGAATATTTGATGAAAGAAGAGATCCAGTTGTTAGTGATTTTGGAATAACTAGATATGAATTTGTTGAACCTCCATTAAGAACGGAATATTTTATACATATTGATTTAGCTTTAAATAGAAAAGGTAAAGGTGATAAGGCTGGTTTTGCGATGGCTCATTGTGCAGGTATGAGAAAAGACGAAAGAACAGGAGAAGATAAAAAATTAATAGTTGTTGATTTAGTTGAAAGTATAGGTGCTGGTGCTATAGGTGAGATTGATTTTGAAGATATTAGAAACAAAATATATACCTTAAAAAGTATAGGTTACAATATAAAACTTATATCTTTAGATGGTTATCAATCAGCGGAATTTTTTCAGATATTAAACAAAAAAGGATTTAGAACAGAATATTTATCAGTAGATAGAACAGTTGAACCGTACAATATGTTAAAAGCGGTTATTTATGAAGATAGATTAAGAGTACATAAACAACCTTTACTATCAAGAGAATTATTGGGATTAGAAATAACTAAAACCAGTAAGGTCGATCATAGTCCTACTGGATCTAAGGATGTAGCTGATGCAACTTGTGGAGCAGTTTTTAATGTTATTCAGTACGGTAACAGTGGTATTGGTATGAAAGCAATACATTATTATAATAATGTTGAAATATTACCAAGTGATCCTGCGTTAATGAACAATGAACAAAAAAAAGCTTATTACATGAAACTACAACAACTAGTTGATGATGGGATGTTAGGATATTAATTAAAAAATAATTTATGAAATACTTATCATTATTTTCGGGCGTGGGGGGGGTTTAAATTAGGAATAAAAAATGCTTATGAAGTATATAATCAATCCCAAAATGAGAGATTACAAACCGAAGACAATAAGTCCAGCTCTGACTGCGAGCATGTACAAAGAACCGCCAGTTGTATTGGATTTAGTGAAATCGACAAGTACGCAACACAAATTTATCAAAAACAATTCCCTAACCACAAAAACTATGGAGACATCACACAAATTAAACCAGAGAACTTACCAAACTTTGATCTCCTTGACGGAAGGAATATCAGATACACAACGTTATAAATGCCTCGGTAATGCAGTTACTGTAAATGTTATTCAATATTTAATTAATAAATTAATTTAAATATATCAAAATTCATAAATATAAAAACATAGATGAAGCTAATATAGCAATTTCTAAATTTGAAGAAAGTGGGATTAATGTTACAATAAAAAATATAGACAGTGATGGAACTGTTTATGTAATTATTAATGGACAAAAAAAATTTAAAAAAATAACTTTATGAATAAAAAGAAATCTCCTACTGTTAAAAAAACAGCTACTATAAAGAAAACTACTGTTGGTAAAAAGACTTCTATTGCAAAAAAAACTACTGTCAGTAAAAAGACTAATCAAGATTTAGCAATTAAAGTAGCACCATCAGTAATTGGATTTAATAGTAGTTTTGGTGATTTTAGTGATGGTATAAATAAACCTACAAGAGTTTCATTTAATCAGTTAAGGTTAATAGGTAAATATGATGCTGTTATTAGAATTTGTGTAAATTCTATTAAAAAAGAAGTAAGTCAAAGTGATTGGGCGATTGTACCAAAACCAGGAAAAACAGTTTCAAAAAAACTTATAGATAAGATTACTGATAGATTTTTATATGTTAATACACAAGGTGAGAATTTTAGAATATTATTAGATAGAGTTATTGAAGATATCATGGTTATAGATGCTGGTGTTATTGAAGTAGTCAGAAATGCAAAAGGTGATATTACTGATTTAAATAGTATTGATGGTGCCACAATAAAACCCGTACTTAATAAATATGGTGAATATGATCAAGACCGTGCTTATGTTCAGGAAGTAGATGGCAAAATTGTAGCTGAATTTAAAGCAGAAGATATTATCTATATTATGTCTAATCCACAAAGTGATATGAGATATTACGGATATGGACTTAGTAATATAGAAAGTATTTTGTTAGCTGTTCAAGCATCTTTGAATGCCGATATGTATAACTCTAAAGCATTTTCTGATGATAATATACCTCCAGGTATATTAGATTTAGGTGACATATCACAAGAAGAAGCT